TGATGGTGGCGGTGGCGGTGGCGGTGCAAGCCAAGCAGGTCAACAAGGTCAAAACCCTGTTGGTGGATTTGGTGGAGCAGGACGTGCCACAAGCATCTCAGGCTCATCTGTCACCTATGCAGGTGGCGGTGGCGGTGGTTCTGGTAGTGGAACTACAGGTGGCGCTGCAGGTGCAGGCGGAGGTGGCACTGGTGGTGCATCATCTCCAGGTATTCCTAGCGGAACTGCAGGCACAGCAAACACTGGTGGCGGCGGTGGTGGTTCACGTGACGGATCCAATACTCCTCCTAATGGTGGTTCAGGTATTGTTATTATTCGTTACGCAATTTAACTAAGGGGATAAAATGACAAAAAAAAATAATATAACACCTATTAAAGATACAAAGAAAACACAATGCTTTAGTTACGAGGTAAAGATGTTAGTTCATGTAATTGGAACTAATGAAGAAGATGCTAAAAAAGAATTAGATGAAAAAGGCGGGATAGTTACAAAAAGAGAAGTACAATTACTAAATACCGTAACACTTTACGGAGAAAAGGATAAAGAATAATGGGTCACTATGCAAAAATAGAAGATGGAATTGTCACACAAGTAATTGTGGCTGATGGACCAGACTGGTGCGAACAAAATCTAGGTGGAGAATGGGTTCAAACCTCATACAACACTCAAGGAGGAGTCCACTCAGGTGGAAAGTTTCCTATTCATAAAAACTATGCAGGAATTGGATATCACTTTGATGGGATAGGGTTTTATGCTCCACAACCGTTCGCATCTTGGACAAAGAATGCAGTAACATATTTGTGGGAAGCGCCTACTCCTAAACCTGATGATGAAAATTTTTATAAGTGGAATGAAGAAGATCAAACTTGGGATGTAGTAGAGTAAATCGCTTAAAAATACTTATTACAGATAAATAAAAACCCCCCAAGCCAAAAGCAAGGGGGGTTTTTTATTAAATTTTATACTTTACATGGATACTTGTTGTACCATTCCTGATACCGTTTCCCATTGAGGGATGACCATGATGACCAATCTGTTCCGCTCTTTGTCATGTGAAGCGCCACCTGTGCATTTGTAACTGGGTTAAATAACTCAGCGTTTGAACTTAGATCAAACTTCTCTCTGCGATCTGGACCCAATTCACCGATCATGTTTATTTGAAACATTCCGTATGAACTATCTCCAGTTTTTAGATTACCATTAAAGGCAAGTGGTCTTCCATTAGATTCAGCCTTGGCGATTGCACAAGCAGATCGTAAAGCCTTTCCTTTGAATCCTACAGTCTTTAATAGTTCAATCAAATGACCATCAGTTAAATTATGAGCATTTTCGTACTTCTCTAACATTTTCTCCTTAGAAACCAAAAAAGCCCCTTTGAGGGCTGATTCCTTTTCCACTGTAGTTTTTATTAGAGTTTTAGTTTCAAGAGCATTAGCGGCGTTGCTAAAAGGTGCAAACAACCCAACTAGTGCTATCAAACCTAACCAAACCCCTGCTTTATTTTCTCTCATTGTATATTACCTCCTAGAGCAAAATAACTACCTTTCGGTAGCATAGATTAATTGTAGCACGGATTTGTTCTGAAAAGCAAGTTTTAGCAATATATTTTTATTTTATTATAAATCTTATGCTTGTAAGTGGTATAATAATTGAATGGCTGAAACAACTATTTATGATTTACCCTACCCAACAAACACAGATCCTGTCGATGTTGCTGGGGATATTCAATCATTAGCAGAAGCAATAGATGCAGTATTACCTACAATTGGTCTTCCATTTCATACCCTTGAAATTCGTAATGTTAGCGGGGTATCAATTGCAAAAGGAGATCCAGTATATATAACAGGATTCTCTACAAAGCCAACAATTGCAAAAGCAAATGCAGCAACAGTTGGAACATTTCCAGTAGTTGGTTTGGCACAGTCTGCAATTGGAAATTCATCAGATGGAGTGATTGTACTCTCTGGTGTTTTTACTGATATTAATACCTCCTCATATACAGCAGGAGATGTTTTATATGTAGCATCTGGTGGAGGGCTTACAATAACTAAGCCAGCATCAAATGTTGTAACAGTTGGAGTTGTTGCAAAATCTAATTCAACAAGTGGTATTATTCTTGTTACATCCCCACGATCAAGAGCAGCAACTTGGGGAGCACTTAAGGAAGGCTTACTATAATGGCAACATACAGAGGACAAGGCACAGATTCTTTTTCAATTGGAGCAGCCCCACCAAATGTTCTTTGGACATTAGTTCGTGGAGACACAGCAGCCTTTAGAGTTTATGTTACAGATGAAAACCGTCAACCATTAACTATTGATGACTGGACTATCTCAATGGACATTGCTAGGAGAACTGTTAATAATAACGTAGTAACTTATCCAGTAATTGTTGCATTAAGTCCAGAGGCGACTTTAGATGATGATGATGGAGAGTTTACAGTCTCACTTTCTGCTGGAGAATCTGACGATCTTGAAACAGGAGATATTTTTGATATTCAATTATCTGATGCAACCCGCACATGGACAATCTGTAAGGGTACAGTAACAGTAATTGAAGATGTAACTTCTGCTGAGAGTTAATCATGCCAGTTGAAAAAATTACTACCCTTGAAATTGCGAAGGTATCGGTAAAACCAACTGAATATACAAAAGTAAACATAACAAGAATAGGGACTACCCTTGCAGAGGTTCAAGGGATATATCCATTCAAGGTTAGGTTTCAAGATATTGGCTATCCTGGTTTTTCTAGTAACAATACCCCAGGCATTGGCATAGCCGTCATTGGCAGTACGTTTTATATTTTATGATATAATCACTTATATGGCTATCGTACCAATTACAACACTAAAATCAAAATTTGAGTCTGGAGATAGACCTACTGGACAAGATTTTGCAGACTTAATTGATACCACTTCATACCGTGCAGAAGCCCTGGGTGGAGATGGAAACAACTCATTAACAATTAATGGTATAGAATCAGCCACAGTATTTGACACTATTGATACAACCGTGTGGAGAACTATAAAGTATCTTATTCAGGTTTCACACCCATCTACAAGCGTATACAAAAGCACAGAAATAAATATAGTTTTTGATGGAACAAATCAAAATATAACAGAGTTTGGCACGGTATCCAATACAACAAACGCTATTGGAAATATCACTGCTACTTTAAATTCTGGTATAATCAGTATGACGGTAACACCCGCACTAACGCCGATGACCATTCGGTATTATCGAACTGGTTTGAAGGCATGACCCAAAGGAGCAAGAAATGGCAACAGTAGATAAAGCCTTTAGAATTAAAAATGGCTTAGTGGTTGAGGGTGCTACGGCTACCGTCAATACACATGATGTAATTACAAAAGAAATCTTTGACGCAAAAGGTGACTTGATAGTTGGTACAGGATCTAACACTGGTACCAGAGTTGCAGTAGGAACAAACGGATATGTTCTTACTGCAGATTCAGCAGAAACAAATGGCGTTAAGTGGGCAGCAGCCCCAGCAGTCGGATCATTTGAAACAAGTATTGTGTTCGAAGGTGCAACAGCCGATTCTTTTGAAACAACACTTCAAGTAACAGATCCAACAGCAGATCGTACAATTACATTTCAAGATGCAACTGGTACAGTAGCACTTACTTCAGACGTTACAACACATGCAAACCTTACAGAGGCTCATGGCGCAACAGGTGCAGTAGTTGGAACAACAAATACACAGACACTAACTAACAAGACTCTTACATCACCTGTAGTAGATGGCAACGGAATTGTATTTGAAGGTTCAACAGCAAATGAGTTTGAAACTACTCTTACTGTAACAGATCCAACAGCGGATCGTACAATTACAATTCCAAACGTATCAGGAACTGTAATTACAACTGGTGATTCTGGCACAGTAACTAGCACAATGATTGCAAATGACACAATTGTAGATGCAGATATTAACTCTTCTGCTGCAATTGCTCAGTCTAAGATTTCAGGTCTTACTACTGATCTTTCAAATAAGGCTTCAGCATCAGACCTAACAACTCACACAGGAGCAACAGAAGCACACGGTGCAACTGGTGCAGTAGTTGGAACAACAAACACACAGACACTTACAAACAAGACGCTTACAAGTCCAGTAGTAACTGGTCTTACTCTTAATGACTCAAGTATTGTGTTTGAAGGTTCATCAGCAGATGCTAG